ACAGTTTAAAGGGCGGTTAATCAGGAAAGTTTTCATCCCATCCCCTCTACACTATACTGTATCATACCTTGTGGGATATCATATAGGCGACGGTAATTTATGGAGAGATATCTTAAAGCGTCTACGATGTGCGTAGCCCAATTATCTAAAGGCTTTGACTTGTAGCATGCTCTAGCATCGTCATACTCTCTTTGGTACTCCCGAATGGCTCTAACACCCATCTGGCAATTTACTTTATCAATCATGATGTTTGGGAAGACATAGCGTATAGCTTCAATACCATCTTCAAAGTTTACTTTGTGTGTCACCTGAAAGTTCCATCCTGCTTTTCTAGCTTGCATTAAGCGTGACTCGGTATGTTCCCATCCTTGATGTTCTTGCTTTACGTCATGAGGCATAAAATGGTTTCCCCACTTGCAACCTATGCTTTGTCTAATACGTTCTGCTGCATCAAGATAATACTTAAGCGGTTGTCCTGAGTCATGAAGTAGATGAAGTAACTTAATACGGTTTCCTTCAATCTGAAACAACCATCCTGCAGTTGCGTCTGTGCCTCCTAAATCCCAAGCACTATGCAATGGCAAACTTGGATTTGCTTTGAGCGTGGTTAGTCTTCCCTCTCTTTCCATCTCGGACATTTCACGGGTAAAGTATGCGCCTAAGTTTCCTATCTCGAATGACACCATGAATTCTTGTTCGACCATTTCTTTAGACATGCCCATCTTTTTGGCTTCTTCGATTTGTTCGGGGGTAATTACAGGCGTGCCATCTGTCTTCTTAGTTTCCTTAACCGATAAATGTTGCACTAAGTACCTAGGGTTTTCCCTAACCGTATCGAATACATCCCATCCATGATTCTTGCCCCTAGGTGTAAACTGTAATACTTCAAGCCCACCATTCTCAATCAAAATAGGATTTAGATATTGTCTTGCTAATGGATTATGCAAGCTAAATTCAGAATATATAATGCTAACTGGATTTGTTCCCATCATTCCGTTAAAATTGTTACTGCCCCCAAAAATAAGTCGGCTTCCATTTATAAGGCGCATCTCCATACGTGCGTCATTCTTATACTCGATTAAGCATTCAGGTATATAAGAAATAAATGGTTTTCCGGTGTGGTCCAGGCCTGACCATACGACTTCCCTTGCTTGTTTTTGTAGGGGCAATAGATATATATGCGTGCCAACCCTCATAAGGCTTCGCAAGAGCAACGCTTGTATTGAAATGGTATCTTTGCCAGCCCTTCTATGAATAACGCTACAAACGTTCCTATCTTCCTTTATAGCTTTTAAGAAATCCATCTGGTAATGACGTGGTTCTAATATGTAGGGAACTTTTATATACATTATGATTTCATATATTTTTCAATTAAAGCAATACCTGCATCGGTGCCTATAGCCCAATCTGCAAGATAACCATTAGCATTCATTTGGTCAATAAAAGCTTGTTGTCTTTTGATATGCTCTTCTTGTGCTTTAGTAAACTTCCAGCCATCTTTTTTAATTTCCATAAATAGACCTGGATAAGTGGCCGTAGGAAGAGCAAAAAATAGATCGCTTGCCCCAACACGAAAGCCAAGGCGAGGCAAAAGAATGTTTGTTGAACGTGACCTGTTGCCCTCATTATGTATTTTGATAACACTGCTGTATAACCTTGGATGCGCAAGTTTGCAGTATTCTAATATGTTTATTGTTGTTCTGTCTTCTGGTTTAATCTTAAATTTTTTCTGCTGAGATGTCCGTAGTCGCACAATGAGTCCCTGTATTGAAATGAGAGCTACCAGCAAGTCTAACTGCCAGCCAATACTCGTAGGCTACTATTGGGTTTACTAGGTTGTCAATTAATCCGCTATAGAAAATGCTATCAATTGTGCGCCTGGAATACTTACCTGGGCATGAGTACATAAAATCGTGCAAGATGGCTGGAGAGATAGTTTCACTGTCTGTAGGCGAGTGAATAAACCATAATGCACGAGGTATGGAGGCCAAATCAGTCTCGAACCCTGCTGGCACAACAACAACATCTTCATTAACCATTGCAACTAAGGGATTACAGAGCTTAAATGAATTATTTGTTGTTGGCTCTAAACAAGGTTTTTTTGGAAAATCAACATTACTTTCTGGAGAACAGGACATTATAAAAGTAAATAGAAGTGTAAGTAAAGTGAGTGTTGTATAAGCTTTGATATTCATAATTGGCCCCAAGGATAAGGAGAACTCGAGGCCGTCACAAGTAATATACAAGTTATACACTTGTATACAGTACTATCTAGAGTGATACTACTTGCAGCCCTTGCCACTGCGTCCTTTACCTTTTTTTTTCATTTTCATCTTCATTTGTAGTCGCCTGTAAAATATCTACCATTTCAATTTCGCATAGAAAATATATTACGTCTATAACCCTTTCCAATAATTTTAACATCTGTTTGCATTGTTATCCAAATCGCATGACTAACTAGAATGAATATAAACCAGTATGCTTCTTTTTTTGTTATAATAGAATTATAATCGTAACAAATCATGAAATATATCTCCCAATAATTTCATAGTTAAAAAAAATCCCCAATCAAGGGGATGTTATTTTTTCTTTTTCTTTTTCGATTTACCTGCTGACGCAAGACTTGCTGCCACTGCTTGTTTCTGTGGATAGCCTTCTTTCATCATTTTAGAAATATTGCTGCTGATTGTTTTTTTGCTTTTACCTTTTTTCAATGGCATTTTATTTCCCCTTTTTTCTTTCTGCTCTCATGTTATCAATTAAATTTGGCCACTTTCTTCCTGCTTTCTTTGCCATAGCCTTAGCACTAGATTTTTGTTTAGGAGTTAGCTTCTTTGGTTTGCCTAAGCTTTTAGGTCTTGGTTTATCCCAGATAGGTTTCTTCATGTTAGCAATCCCATTTTTTTAAAGCTTTGTTGATACGACTGTTAGGGTCTTTAGCAGTTTTAGCAGAGGTAAGTTTCTTCTTCATGCCTTCCATCCTACTACAGAAACTTTTTCGTCTAGCTGCTGCCTTAGGTGACTTCTTTGCTTGCTCTGCACTTACTGGGGCTTGAAGGTTGCCACCTGTTGCACGATTGTACTTAGCCCTCCCGGCTGCTGTTAAACCTCCGGAAGGATTCTTATCTTTCTTGGTCATTACAACAGATGGTTTCTTTTTCATGATGGCCACACTATTTGAGGTAAAGATGCGATATATTCATCTTCATTTGGAATACTGCCACCTGCATCAATTGACATGTACTCAATGTATATGCGTTCCCAAACTTGGTCACGCCATGCAACAAACGCTTGTGCCTCTGTTTGCCATTGTGTGTTAGATGAGTTTACATAGCTAACAATGCTTTGTGAGTCACTGTATCCACGGCTTTGAGCTGTGCTATTCAATAAAGCTGATACCTTGGTATCAATGTCTTTTTTAAATGTCTCAACGTCAAATTGTCGTTGATATTGAGGAATCTCAGCTTCAAGTTCTTCAGTAGTTGGCTCAGGTACATTTGGCACATCCCAGTATTTTATTAATATTGGACCAGGAATCGTATCTTGACCAAACATGATATGCATTAATTCAACCATGCCAGGGTATTTTATTTTACAAACATCAACAATATTCATTATCTCACTCTCCTTGCGATAATTTGGCCTTGATAAGACCCAGCCCCTGTAAAGGCAGGACTAACAACTAAATATATTGTTGTATTTGTGTTTACAGAAAATCTTCTTGTTGGTGCTACACCAAAAGCAACATATTGAGCTCCCACTGAATAAATACCAGAGCAATAAGCTTCTGCTGGTAAAGTTGCAGAGGTGGTATTTACTGCCGTTAAGCACGTATAAGATGCGCCTCCACCACCAACGACTGAGGACCCAGACACATCCCAATCTCCAGGCGTAAGCGTTATACTTGTAGCATTGAAATTAACGCCATTAGTAATACCGCCTGTGTAGGTTGTAACCGCTGAGGCTATGGTTTCACCAACACTACCTGCTGCTGCATCATTATTTGTTGTAGTACCAATTATACCTGATGTAGTGCTAAAGGTTATTTGTGAAAGTGTTGGTGCTGTATTTAAAACAACGCTTCCTGTGCCGGTGCTAGTTGTTACGCCTGTACCACCATCAGCCACGGGCACTGGCAAAGTAATTGGTTGTGGATTTACAAAACCTTGTGACATTCTATACTCCTTCTTTATTTGTATTACAAAATACAAATTGTCTATTTTTATTAATAGTTGCTATGGCA